ACATTAAAGACAATCCGGACAAATCGGACATCAGTCCAGAAAAATCCGAAACGGTAGAAGACCTAGCCGAACCGATACCTATTAAGATGGGGACTAGAAATAAAAAGCCTCTTATCGGAAAAACTAAGCCTAGAATTAGTAGTCCGCCCCTAACCGGAAATTCCTACGGCGAAGAATTCGCGGCCTTTGCAGAAAAGTGCGGTTATCCGCTTTTACCCTGGCAGAAATATGTCGCTACGGATTTTCTGACCTACGACGATGAAAAAATGTTTATTCGAAAGACAGTCGGGATTTTAGTTAGCCGGCAACAGGGTAAAACCTTCCTAGCTGCGCTTCGTATCCTTTTCGGGCTCTTCGTCTTAGATGAGATGAATATCGTTGCCATGTCTTCTAACCGGTCCATGGCTCTCGATACCTTTAGACGCTGCGTTTCGATTATCGAGAAGAACGAATTTCTTAGAGACCAGGTTCTCCTAAATCGAGGGACGGTCGGTAAGTTCGGTTCCGGCAACGAATGTATCGAGCTAAAAAACGGAGCGCGCTACGAGATAGTCGCAGCTACTCGCGACGGAGCGCGCGGTAAATCTGCGGACTTGCTCTTTATTGACGAATTGCGCGAAATCTCGGAAGAGGCTTGGAGAGCCGCGAAACCTACGACGCGCGCGCGAGCTAACTCCCAGACGATTTTAGTATCTAATGCCGGTGACGCCTTTTCGACCGTTTTAAACGATTTACGCGACCGGGCTCTTTCGTATCCCGCTAAGTCTTTAGGCTGGTACGAATACTCGGCACCGCAGCACGCTAAACTGACAGACCGGGACGCCTGGGCCTCTTCCAATCCGGCTTTAGGTTACACAGTCACAGAAGCGGCTATCGAAGAAGCTCTTAGTACCGATACCCCGGAAACTTTTCGCACAGAAACATTATGCCAGTGGATAAGTTCACTTTCGTCGCCTTGGCCTATTGGCGTCTTCGAAGACTTAGGAGATACCTCGCTCGTTTTAGGTCCCGGTCCTTCTACTTTCTTCGCTTTCGATATAGCGCAGTCCCGGAGAACCGCTTCGCTCGTAATCGGACAGATGACCCCGGACGGAGAAAAGATAGCCGTTCGAATTCTCGATTCCTGGAAATCTTCGGTCTCTCTCGACGAATTAAAAATAGCTGCGGATATAAAAGCGCACTGCGATATTTACTTACCCCGGCAGGTCTGTTTCGACCATTACGCGACGGCTACGATAGCTAAACGGTTAGAAATTTCCGGCGTTAAAATGGTCGATGTCTCCGGGCAGCAGTTTTACCAGGCCTCGATGGATTTACTGGACGCCATGGTCGCGGGTCGATTAGTTCATGACGGAGACCTAAACCTCATAAATCAGATGAACGCATGTGCCGCTAAAACTAACGAAGCTTCTTGGAGAATTGTTCGTAGACAGAGCGCGGGAGATATTTCGGCTCCGATTTCGTTAGCTATGTTAGTAAATCAAATGAACCTGCCGCCTTCAGTAGCCATGATTTATGCAGGGTGACGCGCCGAAGAGTTTAATGTCCTATTTGTCGCTTTTCGGACTATTATCCCGCTATGGGAATTTTTTCTGCGTTACGGCTGGTCCGCGATGAACCCGACACGCTTAAAAATCAGTACGCGCCCGCGATTATGGACGCTCCCTACGGAATGTCTTATTGGAATAATAACGGTTTAGGAGCCGGCGATGTCGCCGTCGATATAGTTTCAGCTATGCAGGTTCCGACAGTCGCAAAGTGCAGAAATTTAATATGCGGCGTAATCGGAGGAATTCCGCTTGAACTTTATAAAAAATCTACGGGAGAAGAATTAGGTTCTCCGGTCTGGCTAGACCAACCGGATATTAGACAACCGCGTTCGGTAACAATCGCTTATACAGTTCAATCTTTATTATTTTCGCAGGTCGCATACTGGGAAGTTACCGAAGTCTATAAAGATGATGGACGCCCTGCGCGCTTCGCCTGGGTACAGAACGAAAGAGTTACGGTAAAACTTAATCAGTATAATACCGAAGTCGATTATTATATGGTTAACGACGAAAAGCGGCCGATGTCAGGTGTCGGAAGTTTAATTACATTCCAGAGCCTCAACCCGGCGGTGCTTACTACCGGAGCTAGAACTATTCGCGCGGCTTTAGATTTAGAACGCGCCGCTTCCGTAGCTGCGGCGACTCCTATTCCTTCCGGATATATCAAAAATAACGGTGCGGATTTACCAGAAGCGCAGATTCAGGGATTACTAGCTTCCTGGAAATCCGCTAGACAAAATCGCAGCACCGCTTATTTAACTTCAACTTTAGATTATGCCGTTACTTCGTTTTCTCCTAAAGACATGATGTACGACGACGCAATTCAAACTTTATCAACGCAGATTTGCCGCTTAATGAATGTTCCGGCTTACATGGCCAGTAGTGACGCTAATAAATCCATGACATACCAGAATATCTTGGACGCAAGAAAAGAATTTTTCGCGTATACGCTTGCGCCTTATGTCTGCGCTATTGAAGACCGCCTCTCTATGAACGATATAACCGCTAACGGAAATTTAGTTCGTTTTGCCGTAGATGAAACTTTTCTTCGCGTCGACGCGACTACTCGTTTAAATACTATAGAAAAAATGCTTTCGCTCGGTTTAATTACTTTAGACCAGGCGATGGAAATGGAAGACCTATCACCGAACGGAGACCAGTCCTAATGAAATTAACTTTTAGCGCGTCTATACAGGCAGCCGATAGCGAACGCCGAATTATTTCAGGAAAAATTATGGAATACGGAGCAACCGGAAATACTTCCGCAGGCCCGGTTATATTTGAGCGCGGTTCTATTTCGATTCCGTCTGCGGCTAAGGTTAAGTTGCTTGCGCAACACGAGCCGAATAATCCGATTGGTCGCGCTCAATCTTTTAGTACGGACGGCGATTTTATATTCGGAACATTTAAAATATCTAATAGCAGTAAGGGAACGGATTATCTAACTCTCGCGGCGGAAGATTTAATTTCCGGCCTCTCTGTTGGAGTAGAAGTCGAAGCTTCTTTACCTAAAGAAGGTTATTTATTAGTAACGGCCGCTAAATTAGTCGAAGTCAGTTTAGTGGAATCGCCGGCGTTCGAAAACGCAATCGTAACTAAAGTTGCCGCTAGTGAAAACGAAACGGAAAACGAAGAAAATCCATCAACCGAAACAGAAAGCGAGGCTCCCGTGGATACTACTCCCGAAGCCGTAACACCCGAGGCGGTTCCGGCTCCAGTAGTCGAAGCTTCTCGCCTTACTACCGCAATTCCGTATAACGCTCTAGATTCTCAGCGTGTACGGCACGGAATCACATCATCAGGACAATTACTGCGCCATAAAATTTTAGCGGCGCAGGGTAACGAAGAATCAAAACTATGGGTCACAGCCGCAGATGATTTTTCTTCTGCCGGTCTAGGTTTTACTCCTACTCAATATCTTCGCGATATTGTTTCCACACAGGGCAATTTCGGTCGTCCTGCTATGGAGTGCGTTAATAAGCAAACCCTTCCGGCCTCAGGAATGACAATTAACCGTCCAAAATTCACGACTTATCCAACCGTTACAGTAGAAGCCGAAGGCGGCGCGGTTTCTAATACCGACGCAGTTTCCGAATATCTAACATCTACGGTTTCAAAATACTCAGGTATGCAAACTCTCTCAATAGAATTGTTGGAGCGTTCAGACCCAGGTTTCTTTGACGCAATTACAGTCGAATTGCAGAATAATTATAATAAAGTTACCGAAACCGCTTTAATCGCATTTTTAACGGCTCAGGGAACTCAGGCCAGCGCACAGGCGGCTACCAGTAACGGAATAGTCGCGTTCATTAAAGAGTCCGCGCCTGCCGCGTATTTAGCGACTTCTTATTTCGCTAAAAATTATCTAGCCGGTTCCTCACAATGGGGTCTGCTATTAGGCGCGTTGGATACAACAGACCGACCAATTTACTCAGCTTCTAACCCTATGAATAGCGGCGGAAATGTCGCGCCTACTTCGGTCAGAGGAAATGTTCTCGGATTAGACCTTTATGTTTCTCGAAATGTAGTTTCCACTACTATCGACGAAAGCGCGTTCGTTATCGTTCCGGAAGCAATTTCGGTTTTCGAGTCTCCTACTGCGTACATGTCCGTGAATGTCGTCGCAAACCTTCAGGTTCAAGTGGCACTTTATGGTTACATGGCTTTTATGGCTAATGTCGGAGCAGGCGTTCGCCGCTTCAATCTTACCTAAATAGCAAACTAAGCCGCTTACAGGGCTAGGAGGCCCTGGCCCTGTAAGCCTTAAAAGTCAGGAAAAGAAATGGCAGCTACCTTCGTAACCGAAGCCGAACTAAGGTCAAACCTTGGAATCGGAACGCTCTATCTTTCCGCGACCGTCGAAGAAGTCTGCCAGACTGCGCAGGATTTAATTCAGAGTTATCTCTGGCATAACCGGGTTCCCGTAGTCTCTTCCGGATTAACTTCTAACATAGCCACTCTGGTAGTAGCTTCGCCAGGAATTTTTGTTTTAGGTCAGACCGTAACGATAGAAAATTGCGGTTCGCCTTATAACGGAACTAGAGTTATTACTGGAACCGGGCCTTATACGATAACTTCTAATAATTTATTTATGTCTTTTCCTTATAACTATCCTCGCGGATACTCTTTTCTTCAGTTCGCTATTACGGCTACAGACGAAGCGCAGCATTTAATTCAGCCTTACGGACTTATGACTGGGCCAGAACATAAAACTACGAGTTATGCAAATACACCGGCGGTAAGAGAAGCGGCTATGATGTTGGCGGTGGATATCTGGCAGGCGCGGCAGGTTTCGCAGACCGGCGGAGTATCTGTCGACGGATTTACTCCTAATCCTTATCGCATGGGTAATAATTTAATCGGAAAAGTGCGCGGATTGCTTGCGCCTTACGCTTCTCCTAATTCCATGGTGGGCTAATGGCTACCGCGCTAACTACCCTTCGCTCTACTATCGCGGCAGCTTTAGCTAACGCGGGAGTCTGGTCGACTTTTAGTTTCCCACCTGCGACAATTTTAGCTAACTCGGTAATCGTCGCGCCGGGAGACCCATACTTAACGCCTTCTAATAATTCTCAGAACTCGATTAACCCGCAGGCTTTCTTTAAAATAATTATGACCGTTCCCATGTACGACAACCAGGGCAACCTTGCCGGGATTGAAGATACTATCGTTGCGGTTTTTAATAAACTAGCAAACTCTTCGCTAGTCTTTAATGTTGGTTCTGTATCTGCTCCGTCGGTACTAAACGCGGAATCGGGTGCATTATTAACCGCAGATTTACAAATAACCGTCCTAACAACCTGGAGCTAAAATGAGCACAAAAGAAGAAGATTTAGCGTGGCTAATCAAGACCGGTCAGGTCAGCGAGAACCCTAACGCTAAAAAACCGGAACCGGCTACTATCGAAAAAGAGGAAAAGTAATGGCAATTTATTTAAATAACAATGTGGGCGTAAAACTTGCCACGGCAGCCGCGCCTACAACACCTTCTATTGACATCTCAAGTTATGTCACAGGCGTAACTCTCACACAAATCGTTGACGAACTTGAAGTCACAGCTATGGGTGATTCTGCACATAAATTTGCTGCAGGATTGCAAGCGGCTACGCTCACTATAGATTTCTTGAACGACTGGGCTTCGTCTCAGGTTATGCAGACTCTAAACGCTGCGTTCGGAACTACTCTAGCCGTTTCTATGATTACCGTTAAGGGAACTATAGTTTCGGCCGCAAATCCGACTTACCAGTTCTCTATTCTGGTAAATAATCTCACTCCAGTAGGTAACGGCGGCGTCGCAGACGAAGCAACCTCTAGTTTGAGCTTTACAGTAAATACCGCAGTAACCGTATCTCCTACCGTCTCGTTCTAAGGAAAAAAAATGGCAAGCCTCAAAATTACTAGGGCCTCCGGGGAGGCTACGACTCATAAAATAAGTCCGGCGATTGAATACGCTTTTGAACAACAATTCAAATGCGGAATTCATAAGCAATTTAGAGACCAGGAACGGCAGGGGGACATCTATTGGCTTGCCTGGGAATGCCTTCGTCGCGCAGGGATAACGATTCCGTTATTCGGAGATGAATTTCTTCGCGATTTAGAGGCGGTCGAGGTAATAGACGACGAAGACCCAAAAGGATAGACCGGGACAGTTTCACCTATCTAGTGGCCTCACTAGCGGTGGAGCTTAGTATTTCTCCGGCTCAAGTCTTAGAAATGGATTCTCGTATGTTCCAGGCAGTTTTACAGGTTTTAAAAGACAGAGCGGAAGGAATGAAGCGTGCCCGTAAAAGTCGAAGGCCTTAGAGAAACCCGCCGCGCTTTAGCTAAGTTCGCTCCGGATTTAAAAAAAGAAGTGGATAAAGACGCGCGCGACCGCCTAAAATTTATGGTTAAAGA